CAAGCGAAGAACTGGCAGTAGCTTGCGTAGCGTTCGGTAATAACACTACAGCTCAATCCTGGTCTAATTCATTTACGGATGAATTTAGCCCCGATACTAGCCCCATCGCTGGCGCATCATTAATTTTATCCTCAACCGCCGCAATCGAAACAACCCTATCATGGACAACAGCCCGGCGTACAGGCGGGTGTATTGCCACGTTCATGGCGGCTGCGGGGAGTTCGTCTAGTACGTCATCCAGTTCCACAAGCTCAAGCTCCACGACCTCATCGTCAACAACCAGCAGTAGCACGACGAGTTCAAGTACCACCTCCAGTTCTACCACGTCGAGTTCAACAACGTCATCTAGTACGACAATTTCGTCAAGCTCAAGCTCGACTTCAATCAGCGGGTCAAGCTCATCCACTTCCAGTAGCACGACATCAAGCTCCACGACTTCCAGTTCCACGACCTCATCAAGCACATCTGAGAGTTTTTCTTCTAGCACCTCATCTTCAACCTCGACCAGTTCGTCAACGTCCAGCACGAGTTCGTCAAGCTCGACCTCGATTTCATCCAGCTCGTCGTCGTATTCGTCAACATCAACTTCAAGCTCATCGTCTATTCCTGGCTCGTCGTCATCGTCAACAAGCTCAAGCTCCACGACATCAAGCAGCACAACGTCATCCAGCACAACAAGTAGTAGCACGACAAGTAGCAGCACCACATCATCGTCAACGACTTCGAGTTCAAGTACAACCTCGTCAAGCACATCCAGCAGCAGCACCACGTCCAGCTCGACTACCTCCAGTTCGACCACGATTTCGTCTAGCTCCAGTACATCCAGCTCTAGCTCAACCTCGATTTCGTCCAGCAGCTCATCCACCTCGATTTCGTCATCCAGCTCCAGTACCTCGATTTCATCCAGCTCAAGCACGTCCAGCTCAAGTACAACCTCGTCAAGCACGACGTCATCCAGCACCACATCCAGCTCAACGACGAGTTCAAGTACCACGTCAAGCTCGACCACCAGTTCAAGCACGACGATTTCGAGTTCCAGCTCGTCTTTCTCGATTTCGTCCAGCTCATCCAGCTCGTCTATGACGAGCTCAAGCTCGTCGATTCTATGGCCACCGATCAAGGCTGCAAATCATGCAGAGGTTGTGCTATTTCAAGATAAGCGCGAATATGTAAAAGGTCGATAATTATGTCACTACCATCCAAAGACCCCAACTCAATCGAACCCTATTTCATCATTTGGTGTGGCGAAGGCGGCATCAACACCGGCGGAGTGACCGATACTGGAGAGCTACAAGGCGCGACGATCAGCACAGTGGCCTGGACGGTCCAAACGGGGATTACTGAGGTTACCCATAACCAGCAGAGCGTCACCATCCACGGGGTTGTATATGCGGCGAACACCGTGTGTACCATCTGGCTCTCGGGTGGCATAGACGGGGTTGATCATGAGCTAAACTGCCGGATCACGACCAGCGACAGCCGGACGTTGGATAAGGCGATCACGATCTCGGTGAGGGCGAAGCCGGTCACGATATTGAGCCAGGCCGAAGCTGCCACTGTTCTCAGGTGCGAACAGGATGATCCGAATATGATTGATTTGCTGCCATTGGTGGACGGTTATATCCAGATGGCGACCGGAAGGGATTGGAGCCAGGATGTGCGGATCCGGCCTGAGGCTAGAGCAGCGGCCAGGATGTTGATTGTACGCTGGCACGAGGATCCTGGCGGGATGGCGTCCGGCAGCGCCCTGGGTTATGGCCTGGCAGCAATCTTGACGCAGCTCGAAGCCCTGGCGCTGAAACTCGCAACGACTGGCACGCCGGATGAGCCGCTGGCCATCCTCTCTACCAACATCGATGGCTACATGGCAGTGGGCGCCAGCTTCGTGCTGGTTTTCAATCATAAAATGGACGCAAGCTCCACCTCACTGGTAACCCTGGAGGAGGTTGATCTGAGCCCGGTTACTGCGACCAACACCCTGGATGCGACCGGGAAGATCATGACCATTACTCCAGCCGCGGATCTGGACCCCGCCACGAGCTACGTCATCGAGATTGACTACGCTCCAGATATTTACGGACAGACGATTTATCGTGAAATTTCTTTTGTAACGGCTTGAATGATGATTTGCGTGCAAACATGGAACTAAACGGCAAAGTAACCAACCCGGGCGAGCTGAGGACCAAGATCACTCTGCAAGCGCGCACAGTGAGCGCGGATGCGGGCGGCTTCGAGAAGCCCACCTGGTCCACGATCGCTGAGGTGTGGAGCAAGTGGGTTGGCGTGCATGGCTCGGAGGCCTGGACGGCGCAGTCGGTGCAGGCTGAGCAACCGGCGACGGTCACCATTCGATACAAATCCGGAATTGATACCACCTGCTCAGTGCTGAAAGGTCTGGAGCGATTCGAGATCGTCTCGATCGACGACATACGCGAACATCACGAATATTTAGAGCTGAAGGTGCGACAAATTAGGAGCGGCTGATGGCAGTTAAAACCAGGATCACAACCAAGGGCTTCGAGGAATATTTGGAAGCGCTGGCCAAAGCAGGCCAGAATATCGACGCCATTGCGGATGAGGCCTTGCTCGCCGGCGGAAAAGTCCTGCTGGCCGGGATGGACCGGCGCGTTCCAAAGGACACCCACAACCTGGAGCAGCACCTGGTGGTTGACGGACCTCACCAAGATGGCAATTTCCATTACGTGGAGGTCGGGATCCCGGCAACGGCCGATGCAAACACCGCCCGTTATGGCAACGTGCAGGAATATGGCTCGGCAAACACGCCGGCGCAGTCCTACATCAGGCCAACCCTGGATCACGATATGAGCAAGGCGCGGGCAGAGATGAAGAAAGTGTTCGTCGAAAAGGGAGCTCTTTAGTGAATATAACCGGTATAGACTTCCTGATCATCTTCTTCCTTACGATCATCGGCTCTTTCCTGGTGGCGATCTTTATTCACGTCAAAACCAAAGGGTTTAAGCTATGACCAAAGCGTTGGATAGTGGTGCGTATCATCTGGATGGAGAATATCATTATGTGGATGAATCCAAAGAAGGGGCTTACTTCAATGGTGTAAGTTCCCACGTTGATTATTACTCGGCTGGATTGGTAACTCACTATGTCGGTGACGAGACGACGATTATCTTCAGGGCTAAAGGTGACAATCCTTCTATCTGGACAGACGGACAGTCTCATATATTGTTTGCAATGCAGCTTTTCGATCCCATTGGGTGGGGTTCGGGCGATATATTGATTTATAAGGACACAGTAAATAACCAGATTGCATTTCTTTTCCTTCTTGATTCTGGTGCTTACTTTTTACACACTGTGCCATTTAATAGTCTGTCGTGGTTCACGACTGGTATGACGTTCTCTCAATCTGCTAATAACTTAAAGGCATATTTGGATGGAATTCAAGCAGGTGTTACCAGAACCCCTCTATCTGCCTGGAACGGATCATATCCATTAGTAAATTCCTGCTACTTCGGAGCGTCTGTGATAGGTTCTTCTAATAAATGGTTAGGCTGGATGGCGGATGGAGTTCTCGGTTGGGGAACAGTAGCCTCGCCTGCTCAGATGTTATCGATCCATACCAAGCTGAATGCTGGAACATTGACTACGTCTGATCTTAATGGAATCTTTGGGGCAGGAAATTACGCCTGGTGGAAGCTAAACGAAAAACTGGATATGACCATCTGGGAGCGAGTGAAGACTGCCCTGGCTGATTTGGGCGTCCCGATCAGCGCCAACCTGCACATCGAGGCCAGCGGCGCGGAGCTGCCAGATCTTTTCCTGGTGTACTTCCTGGTGAGCTCGCCGCCAGAGCAAAGCGCGGACAATCGCGAGACATTGCGCAGTTACCGCATGCAGGTGAGCGCCTACAGCCGCAGCGGCCTGATCGGCCTGCCAAACATCGATGGAGCAATGGTCGCAGCCGGGTTCAGCCGGGGACCGCAAAGAGAACTTCCGTTCAACGAGCTTACCAGGCATTTCGGCCTGGCGCTTGAATATGTTTACCTAGAAGAGGAGTAAAAGATCATGCCACTAAGCGTTAATAGCGGAGAGTATAAATCCAGAATCGGGCTGGATAGTCTGTATATCGCCGAAGTGACCGTGGATTCGGCAGCCACTTATACGGCGGATACGCCCGAATACCTGGCGCCGGCAGCGGAGGCTTCCCAAGAACCGGCCGTCAATGCCGCCACGCAATACGCCGACGATCAGCCCTATGATAGTATGGTGATCGAAGGCGAGACGGTGATCAGCCTGACGGTGACCGGGATCCCATCGGCGATGCAAGCCAAGTTGCTGGGTCGATCCTTCGACGCGGCCTCTGGCCGGGTGTGGGACAACCCTAGCGCCACCCAGCCTTACTTCGCCCTTTCTTTTCGCTCGCTGAAGAGCAACGGCTCTTATAGATACTTTCAGTATCTCAAGGGTCGCTTTTCGGCGCCGAAAGAAGAGACCGCCACCAAAGCGGATTCGCCGGATCCGAAGACCACGGAGCTGACCTTTACGGCCATCCCGACCGTCCATCCGTTCAATCTCGGGTCCATCACCGTACCGGTGAAGAGGGTCTTCGGTGATTCGGATACCACCAACTTCGTTGCGACTGGCTGGTTTACCCAGGTCCAGACGCCGGTTGTAGTGGCGCCGTCCGCCCTGGCGCTGAGCTCCAGCGTGCCGACCGACAACACCACGGGCATCTCGATCACGGCTAACCAGACGCTGACCTTCAACAACGCGTTGAATGCTGATGCGGTTTACAACGTTGCTTTGCTACTAAGCACCTCTTACACGGTTGTAGCCGGAACGATCACCATCGATGCCACGAAGAAGATCATCACTATCGACCCAACCTCCAGCCTGACCGGATCGACCGTCTATGTCATCACCTACAACGTGACCGACATCTACGGCCAGCATCTGTCCGGCGCGGTGAACTTCACCACGGTATAGGATCGAGATGGCCAATCTATCGATCACGCTATACGACAATGATAACGAGGTCACTGCCATCTATACCCGGACGTTCGTGCCGTGGAAGTTGCTGAAGAGAGCTATCAAGCTGGCGAAAGGCTTGAGCACCGAAAACATGAACGAGACTGACATCGATGAGCTGTCTGCTCTTGTAGTCGAGGTGTTCGGGGATAAGTTCACGGTCGACCAGCTGAACGATGGCGCGGACGTCGGGGAGATGATGAGCGTATTGACCGGGATCATGTCGATTGCGCAGGGTACTGGCCCAAACCCTCCACCCCAGAAGCAGGAATAACTCCTGCTTCTGGGGTTCCCGTTGACGATTTGACGGGCATCGATTGGATGGTGGAAATCGAAGTCCAGCTGGCGAAGGCGTTCGGATGGAGTTTAGGTTCTATTGATGAGACCGACGCCTCGCACCTGCTGGAGTTTATCAACCACCTGACAGGCGGACAAGCGCCACAGCGGGTATATGCGGACCAGGTGAGCTGGTTATGATGGATAAGGTTGATCATGCCCGATAACCCTCTTAGCGGAAAAGTAGGCCTGGATGTCACTGATTTTAAGAGTGGCATCTCAGAACTTAACCGAAACATCCGGGTCGTAGAGTCTGGATTCCAGGCTGCGGCTTCAGGCCTGGGGGATTGGAGTAAATCCGCCTCCGGGCTAGAGCTGCGCATAAAAGCCCTATCCGGCGAGATCGATCTACAGAAATCTAAAGTTGCAGCCCTGGCGGCCGAACATGCGCGCGTGGCAGCCACCCAGGGCGAAGGATCGAAAGCAGCTCAAGACCTTGAGATCCGTTTAAATAAAGAGACGGCTACTTTAGGCAAGATGGAATCGGAGCTGGGGCAGACGGAAACATCCCTCTCCGAGATGGGCGACGCATCCGGCGAAGCAGCCAAAGAGACCGAAAAGCTGGGGAAAGAAGAGAGCGAGACCACAGGACATACCAGCAAATTCGCCAGCGCGCTCGAGGGGCTAAAAGGCAAGCTGAACGCCAGCGTTACCGGCTTGAAAGATATGGTCGTGAACGTGGCCAAGGTCGGCGCCGGATTGGCCGTAGGACTGGTGGCGGGTGCGGTTGGCGCAGTTACCGGTATTGGCGCGCTATTGCTCAAGACTGCCGCCACCTCTGACGAGCTGGTGGAGACGGCCGAGAAGATCGGTATCACCACTACCCGCTTGCAAGAGCTGAACTACATCGCAGAACAAACCGGCACGGGCGTCGATACGATGCAAGGGTCGATGGCTAAGATGACCCGCAGCCTGGAAGCTGCCCAAAAGGCTGGAACGCCGGCGGCGGACGCTTTCAAACAATTGGGGGTAAGCGTTACAGACAGCAATGGCCAGCTCAGGGATGGCACGGATATCTTTTTCGACGCCATCACCGCCCTGGGTGGCGTTGCCAATGAAACCGAACGGGACGTTCTTGCCATGCAGCTTTTCGGAAAATCGGCGATGGAGCTTAACCCGCTGATAAATCTGGGCGCGGATGGCATGAAGGCCATGACGGATGAGGCCCACAATTTGGGCGCGGTGATGGGCGAAGAAACGGTCTGGAATATGGCCAATCTCAATGATAGGATTGCCGGAGTTAAAGCAGGATTCATGGGTCTGGTAGGAACTATGGTTGGAGAACTGATGCCGGTCGCCGATCAACTCATAACGTGGATCACGGATGAGGCAATCCCATGGCTGCAAGATAATCTTCCCAAGGCGATCCAGTTCCTATCGAATATTTGGACGACGGTGCTCCTCCCGGCGATCCAGGCAGTCTGGACCTGGATGAGCACGGTATTGATCCCGTTTTTACAGACTGTTGTATTCCCTTGGCTGCAAGAGAACATCCCCAAGGCTTTGCAAACGTTATCCAATTTTTGGACGAACATACTTCAACCGGCGATCCAGGCAGTATGGACCTGGATGAGCACGGTATTGATCCCATTCTTGCAGAATACGGTTTTCCCCTGGCTGCAAGAGAATATTCCCAAGGCCCTGCAAACCTTATCTGATTTCTGGACGAACACACTCCAGCCGGCGATCAAGACAGTTTGGAACTGGATGAGTACGGTTTTGATTCCATTCCTGAAAACCTTGTTCACCTGGCTGTCAGTAACGATCACCAGCGCGCTCCAGACTCTTTCGAATTTCTGGACGATTACATTTTTGCCAGCTATCACGACCGTTTGGAATTTCTTTACCGAACATATCCTACCCATCTTCCAGGCCGTGATTGATATCGCCAAAACATTAGGCGAGATTGTTTTGACTGCCCTAGCCGGTTTCTGGAAAGGTACTCTACTTCCTGCTTTGACCGATGTTTGGACATTTCTAAACGATCACATATTTCCAATTTTCAAAGATATCTGGTCATTTATCGCGGATAACCTCAGCCCGAAGGTGGAATGGCTGGCAACGAAATTCAGCGACTTGGCAAGTACGATCATGGGCGGTGTAAGAAAGGCGTTAGATTGGGTATTAGCCAGACTGAAAGACGTGCAGGATTTCTTGGATAAATTCCACCTCCCCGCGGTATTGACGGAAAATTCTCCTTCTCCATTCGAGATGGTTTTGCGTCACGTCGGCTCTGCCATGGCAGATCTGAGTAAGATAGCTCTGCCCGCCTTACGGATGGAGTTGGCGTCAACTGGCGCTTTGGCTGGCGGTTCTGGACAGCCAGTTATCAATAATAGCTGGACCTACGTCATCCAGGCTGCCAACCCGTTACAGACCTCGGGTGACCTGGCGCGCCAGGTGCGCCTACTGGAGCTGATGCATTGAAACTTTACGCGATCGTGGACGGCGTTGAATATAATCTGAACTATGGGGACCCGGCGCGCATCGAAGGCGAGGATGGCCTGGGTATGCCCGATCTGCACCGGATGGAGGAGCGCGGCCCATTTCAGAACGGCAGCACGGATCGCGGTTACCGGTTGGATCCACGCCACCC